AGACGGCTACAACGGCACTATCGTTCGCACCTATGTTGTTGCTGTTTATGACGGCACTGACACTGTTGCCTACGCCTTTAACGGCATGATTGGTGGTATGTCTTGGGACATGTCTCCTTCTGCTGAAGGCAAGTTCAACTTCACAATCCACCCAATCGGTGGCAACAGCTACGGCTGGTCAAACAACGCATAAGACAGCATGACAACAATAAAAGATAGTACAGACCTGTTGAGTTTCCTTGTGGCCCAATCCGATTCTTCCAAGAATTGGTTTGGGTTCACTCAGCAGCGCATTACGGCCATTGCTTTGGCCCACGACATTGCACGGCATCACGCCGACAAGATTTCGCCAGAAGAGGCGGTGGCTTACGCTATCGCATTGAATCAGGCGATCTACGACAAGATCATTAAAACGACACGATAAGGAAATCACATGTCACGCATCTCCTCTGCTTTTGGTGATAGCTACCAAAAAGCGTCTGCACATCTGCGTACCAAGTCATTTGAGCTTGGTGGGCATATCTTCAAGGTTCGCATCCCTTTGACCAAAGAGATGGAGCAACTAGAAGAACGAATCACAAAAATTGACGAAGCCGAATTGAATTTTCGCTACGAGAAAATGGCTGGCAGTTTGCGTAACGGAACAGTAATTGAAGGCATTGAAATTACCGAAGACGATGTGATCGTTGAAGGTCGTTCAACCAAGGGCTTGGCTCGTTCCGTGATTCTCATGGAACAAAGAATTGTTGAGTACATCAAATTGCTTGTGCCAGAAACTGGCGACTTGGACAATCTGACGTATGAAGAAGTCGAGGCAGAATGGCCTATGACTGTTCAGCTTGAAGTGGTTGCGAAAATCTCTGAAGCTATTCAACCCGGTTACAAGGACGCTCGAAAAAACTAATTCAGGACGCTCACTTACAAGCTAGGGCGTATATCTACGCTCATGGTGGGTGTCCTGATGAAGTTCCATCTGATGACCTGAGAAACATTGAGATTATGTTGAACGATGGCATGATTGGGAATAAAGCAGTTCTGCTGGCCCTAAGTTCATTGACCACTGGCAACTTAAACTCGAAAATACAGAAGACGGCAAAACCATTCAGGATGATGGATGTTTTGCCATCAACGCATGATTACATTGTTCCACCCTTGAGCGAAGAGCAGCAGCGTGAGCAGACTAACCGACAGTTGTTGGCGTTTATTGCGATGAAGCCCGGTTCGGAGGGGTTTTTGAAAGAGTGACATGGTTACTTGGACTCCTGATGGCAAAAACAGGATGATTCGCGTTGAAGGCTTGGAAGAGCTAGAAGCGAAACTTTCTGAATTGATGGAGTTCAACCGCGCTGATACTGCGGCAAGGGCTACCGTTGTAAAGGCTGCAAAACAGGCAATGGAGCCTGTTGCCGAGCAGGTAAAGGCGACTGCTCCATACGATCCATCTCCGAGGACAGAAAAAAGCCCAATTCACCTCAGAGATACTGTCCGGCTGGATGCCAGAATTCCAACCAACAGGGACAGGCAGTCCATCTATGTTAATCCATCTGATGCAGCCATTGCCGTTGTATCAGTCAAGCGAAGTGCTGTTTCTCTGGCCCAAGAATTTGGCACAAGGAAAATACCAGCACAACCATTTTTGCGTAGAGCAATTGAGCAAAACGCAGAAACGATTGTGGACAACTTCAGGATAAATTTTGCCGAAGCATTGGTAGCGTATGCGAATAAAATAGCGCGAAGGAGAAAATAATGGCTTCAAGTAATATTGCTCGACTTGGTATTGTTCTTGGCGTTGATACGGCAGAACTTGAAGTCAAGATTTCTAAGGCGAAAGAGACTTTCCACACTTTTACCAAGCAAGTTGAAAGAGACTCTAATAACGCTGCAAAAGACATTGTTGCACTGCGACATGCCACCGAGGACTACGGCAAGACGCTGACCAAGGTTGAGCAGGTTGAGCGAGAGATTAAAGCCGGACGTTATCAACGTGCTGAAGGCAGTTTGATTGAGATGTTGCGGAAAGAAGCCGCCGCCTATGACGCTAAAGCTGCTGCGCTCAAGAATGTCACTGGCGCTCAGTTCAAGATGAACGAGCAGCAGAAGTTGCAACTCACATATCAGACCACTGACTTGTTCACGCAGATTGCTTCTGGTCAAAGTCCTTTTATTGCGCTGATTCAGCAGGGTGGTCAGTTGAAGGATTCGATGGGCGGCGTTGGTAATGCGTTCAAAGCTATTGGATCGCTGTTCACGCCATTCAGGGTTGGTCTTGGTGCTGTTGCTGTTGCTGTTGGCGCTGTTGGTTACGCCTTCTACAAAGCCAAAGATGATCTTGATAAGTTCAAAGACGCAATGACTTTGACGGGTGGTTTTGCTGGTGTTACTTACGATGGGATGCTGAACCTTGGTAATGTTCTTGCTACCAAGACAAACGTAGCGATTGGCGATGCAAGAGATGTGATGCAGCAGTTGGCTGCATCTGGGAAATTTACCTACACATCGATGAAGCAAGTTGGCGAAGTCATTTTGAATTTCTCCAAGATTGCTGGAGTTGATGCGGCTAAAGCGGCTGAAACGCTTATTCCTTTGCTGGACGGTACTGCAAGTTCTGCAAAGCAACTGAACGACAAATATCATTTCCTGACGCTTGAGCAATACAAGCAAATCAAAGCACTTGAGAAGCAAGGCAAGTTGCAAGAGTCGATCCGTTTGCAAACGACTTTGCTTAATCAGAGTTTCCAAGAGTCACGGCGCGAACTCGGATACTTTGAAAAAGGTTGGAGTAGTCTTGGTAAGGCTGCTTCTGCGGCTTGGGACGCAATGATGGGTTGGGGTCGTGATGACAAAAACAAAGACCTCGAAAAGCTAAATCAGCAAATTGCTTTGGCTTCTGCCGCTTTGAATGCGCCGACTAATCGCATGTCGCAAGCAAAAGAAGAAAATCAAGCCAAGCTGGATGCGCTGATTGAACAAAGAAAACTTTTGCTCAAGTCCATGCTGATGGAAGAAGAGGCTGCAAAAGCAAAAGCAAAAGCCGCAGCGAAGAATGCGGATGACATTCGCAAAGAAGACAAGTATGGGCAGATGGGCATAGCCAAAGAAGCAGAATTGGCGAAAGCAAGGGCAGAAGCAGAGTTTGCTATTGCCAAGCAAAGTGCTAACGAGATACAGACAATTCAACTGGAGGCAGCAAAGAAGTTGTTTGACGCTCAAGCTGAGATGAAGAACAAAAACACTCAAGAAGACAACCAATTTGTTGCGAAGAATCTTGAGATATACAAGAACAAATCTATTGCAATTGCTACTGAGACTTCTGAAAAAATAAAGCAGATTCAAATTAAGAAGTACATGGAAGAGCAAGAAGCAAAGCTTGTCTACCAAAAAGAGATGGATGACGAATTTGTTCGCAGAAGTCAAGAGCGCATAGCGGAAGACGTAAACGCATCTGCGAAAACTCAAGACCTTGAGTATCAACGTCAAGCACTTGAATTGAAATATCAATTGATCTATGCCACGGAAACCGAACAGAAGTTGGCAAAGATTTCTTTGGAGTACGCACGAAAGCGCCAAGAGCTTGAGAATAGCGAAAGCAAGTCAGATTACCAACGAGATCAACTTGACCGTCAAGAGCAAATAGAAAGAATGTTTGTGGCAATGGAGGAGTCAGGCAAGCGCACACAGCAAGTGTTTGATTCTGTATTTGGCAACTTGACTTCTGCCATCGACAACTTTGTCAAGACAGGCAAGTTGAACATGAAGGATTTTGCTCGTAGCGTCATTCAGGATTTGATTGCAATCCAGATGAAGGCTGCTACTTTGAAGTTCTTGAATTTGGCGTTTTCGGCATTTTCTGGTGGCGGCGCAAGTCCGTATCAGCCAGCGGCAGTTATGGGTATGCCGGGATACGCTGATGGCGGCTCTCCACAAGTTGGAAGGCCAAGCATTGTTGGTGAGCGTGGACCAGAAGTCTTTGTCCCAAGGACCGCCGGAACCATCATTCCAAATCACGACTTGGGCAAAATGGGAAGCACCACAAACGTCACAAACAACTACATCAATGCCATTGATACCAAATCGTTTGAAGACAGGCTGCTGAACAGTTCTAATGCGATTTGGGCGGCAAATCAGTATGCCAACAAGTCATTGGCAGTTAACAGGGGTCGAGCATGAGTTTCCAAACGATATTTGAAAACCAACAATCCATGACGGTGAACAATCGCCGCATGGTTGGACAACAAGTTGCAAGGTCTGGATACATCACTGTGGCTCAGTACCTTACGGCTGTGCCTTGGGTTTTTACAATTACTCCGCACAACTATCTGTACTACCCAACGGCACGGGCAATCATTCAGGCAATTGACAACAAGGATCGCCAACTGCCTGAAGTGATCACGTTCAACAGCAGCCAGTTGTCTTGGTTCACAAAAAGGCTTGGAACGGCCACTGTTGCCACTTTGAATGGCACTCCTACGCCCAACACGCAAACGCTTGCTTTGACCTCTAACGGGACTTTTAAGGCGGGTGATTTCATCATGGTAGGCGGCTATACCTATAAGGTCACAGCAGACTCTGCTGGAGCTTCTGTGAGCATTCACAGGCCATTGATCGGAACGCCAACATCTGGCGCTGCGGTGTCAATTGGAAATGCTTGCACATTTAATGTTGTGGCAGAAGTTTGCCCAACGTATACTCTGACACCAATGACAGACGGTGCTTTTGTCAATTGGGACCAGCCTTTCGTTTTTCGGGAATACATCACATGACAACAATCAATGCTGTAACTAGTCCACAAATTAACCATGCCGAATTTGTTCGCTTGACAGTAGGTGCTGCTGAAACGGTCTACACCTTTTGCAACGCTGCTGCGCCCATCACGGTAAGCGGCATTACCTTTACGAACCTTGGCGCGTTACTCAATGTTGGTGACGTTCAGCGTGACATCAAGGCAACGTCTGATGACATGACGATTCAGTTGACGGGCATTGACCCGGCTGCAATTGCTCTTATTTTGAGCAACGACATCAAAGGTTCATTGGTCGAAGTTTGGCGTGGGTTCTTAAACTCAAACAACCAAATTATCACAACACCTACAACGCAGTTCTTTAAGCGTTATCAGGGCATCATTAGCAGCGTTTCAATCACTGAAGACTTTAATTCTGAACTGCGGCAAAGGATTGCCACTTGTTCAATTGCTTGCTCGTCAATGCGCCGCATTTTGGAAAATAGATTGTCTGGTGTAAAGACCAACAAAAGCAACTGGCAATTTCTATATCCCAACGATACGTCAATGAATCGCGTGTCTGAAATTTCAAACACATATTTTGATTTTGGTTCGCCGCCTAAAACACAGACTCAAGCCAGCGAGACAACTGTATTTGAGTCTTTTGGCACTGATGGCGGTGGTGCATCGGACTAAAATTATGATAAGACTAGCTACAAGATACGACATCCCAAGACTGCTGGAAATTGTCGAAGCATATGCGTATGAAAATCCAATTAAAGTGCTTGGGCAAACGGCGAATCACTACCCCAAATATGTTGAAGAACTTCTGTTTGGCATCATTAAAGGTCGAGGGTTTATCTTTATTGATCAGAACATGACAGGAGCCATCATTGGCATAAAACAAAACAACATTTGGTGTCCTCAAGTTAAAGAGTTGCATGAATTGTTGTGGTGGGTTGAACCAGAGCATCGCAATGGTTCTGTTGGCGGTAGGCTTTGGAAGGCTTACGATGAAGTTGCAAGCGTGATGCTGAAGCAAGGGGAAGTTGATTGTGTGTTCACATCGATTTCAGCGGCAGGTCCATTGATTGATTACACCAAGCGTGGCTACAAAGCTGTTGGTGCAAGTTTTGTGAAGGAATAAAAATGGTCGGTACTTTAGTCGTTGCAGCCGCTGCTGGTACAACTGCTGCTGGCGTAGCAGCATCTTTTGCGTTGACAGCAACTGCGTTTGCCGTCAACTTTGCTGTGTCAATGATTGTTTCTCGCGTCTTTGCAGACAATCCAGAGCGTCAGCAAGATATGGGTGTTCGTCAGCAAGTGCCACCAAGCGCAGTTAACGCTGTTCCAATTGTTTACGGCAACGCCTATATGGGAGGCACATTTGTTGATGCTGTGCTGTCTACTGATCAGAAAACGATGTATTACGTCATCGCTATTTCAAGCATTAGCCCTGATGGACAGTTCACTTTCGATACCACCGATATGTATTACGGTGATCGCAAAATTGGTTTTGATGGAACAGACCTAACAAAAGTCGTTAGCCTGACCGATGAGGCTGGCAACGTAGACACAAAAATCAGTGGCAACTTGTTTATCAACTTGTACAGGTCAAGTGCTGCTGGAACAATCACTTCATTAAATGGCGCTGCGGCTCCAAGCACAGTGATGGGTGGTAGTGATATTGCGGTTGCCCAACAGTGGACAGGCACAAGGCAAATGAACAGCCTTGGCTTTGCGATTGTTAAACTGATTTACAACCGTGATGCAGATACCACCCAACTGTCTCCAATCACGTTTAAGGTGGCCCATACGCTGCGTGGAACAGGCGTAGCCAAGCCCGGTGACGTTTGGTATGACTACATAACCAATACCGTTTATGGAGGCGCTGTAGACCCTGCATTTGTGGACAGCACAAGCCGCACAACATTGAATGCCTACAGCGATGCGTTAATAACATTCACCAGCAGCGGTGGATCGCCTTCCACGCAAGCGCGTTACCGTATTAATGGTGTTCTGGATGCTGGCGAATCTGTCCTGTCAAACATTGATCGCATCATGTCTGCTTGCGATTCTTGGATGGCATACAACGCCGCTTTGGGTCAGTGGTCTGTTGTTGTAAACAAAGCCGAGACTGCTGCTTATGCTTTTACTGACAATAACATTGTTGGCGACATTCGGGTTAGCGCAACAGATATCACAAGTTCTATAAATCAAGTTGAGGCTCGGTTCCCGTTTAAGGAAAATCGTGACCAAGCCAACTTTATTAACATTGAAACGCCAAGTGGGTTGCTGTATCCAAATGAGCCTGTTAACAAATACAGCATCACATACGACTTGGTAAACGACTCTGTACAGGCGCACTACCTTGCAAACAGGTTGCTTGAGCAAGCCCGTGAAGATTTGATCGTTAGTTTCAGCACAACATATTTTGGCATTCAAGTTGATGCTGGTGATGTTGTTAGCGTAACCAATTCGGATTATGGTTGGAGCGCAAAGCTGTTTCGCGTTGTCAAAGTTAATGAAGCATCATTAGCTGATGGATCGCTTGGTGCGCGTCTTGAACTTAGCGAGTACAACGCACAGGTTTATGACGATCAGACCATTAACCAATTTTCTCCTGTGCCTAATAGTGGATTGCCAAACGTAGGCTTCTTCAGCAATTTGACAGCGCCAACAGTTACTGGCTATCCCGCCGTTTCTGTGCCTTACTTTGATGTTGTAGTTTCTATACCAACAACAGGTAGGGTGACATTTGTTGATTTGTTTTACACAACAACTGCAACGCCAACAGCATCTGATTTGAAATTGTTGTTTACTGCAACATCATCCGATGGTCAACCTTTTACAAACTCAAGTTCATTTACGTTTGGCAATCAAATTTTGCCTCCCGACAATTACTATTTTGGTTACATTGTTGGCAATGAAATTGGGCAAACAAGAATAAGCCCATTAAGCGCAGTGTTTGCTTGGTCGCCTACAGGGTCGGTAGGGCCGTTTGTTGACATCTCAGGCGTGACAACATTCAGCAAGACATCATCAAATGTCTACACGCCACCAACGGCAACATTAAATGCTGTTGTTGAAAATGTTACATCACCAACATATGCATGGTCTATTACAGGGGCAACACCTGTAAGCAGTACGTTGTCATCTATCACGATTACGCCAAACCCTTCAGCAACAAGCGTTGTTGCAGAATTAACAGTTAATGGGACAAACTTGTCTTCTCCAATTGTTAGAAGCGTAACAATGGGTGTAATTATTCAATCAAACAAATACGCCCAAGCATATTTGTATCAGTGGTCAACAGCAACGCCCGGCGATCCTTCTGGCCAATCTACATACACATGGTCTACAGGCGCAAACAGTGCTTATACGGGCGGTAATGGTTGGTTAGTAGAACCCGGTTCTAACCCCGGCACACCTCTTATTCGGTTGTACGTTGCATCAAAACAAGTTGTTGCTAACTCTGCGGCCACATCAACAACAGTTAGTTGGACAAGTGGGTTTTCTATTTCAGACGGCTCTCAAAACGGCGCAAACGGCGTTCAAACAGCAGAAGCTATTGTTTATAGATGGGCGCTTACTGTTCCAACAATTTCTGGCACATCAACCTATACATGGGCTACAGGCGCTGTGTCTTCACCGCCTACTGGCTGGTTTACCACAATCAGCAACACTGGTACTGCAAACCAAACTTTATGGGCTGCAAAAGTTACTTTGACTGACTCTGTTGTTAACGGAACAACAACTGTAAATTGGTCAACAGCTTCTATTGTTCCTTTTGGTTATGTGGGTACGACAGGTGCATCTGCCAGAATTGCTTACACAGCGACAACACTTACGCTAAACACAACTCCAGTTTCATACACAATTGCTGGCGATAATGTCCCTGCTACCGGGACATGGGGGACAGGCGTTGTTTGGTCTACAACGGTTCCAACACTTACTGCTGGTCAAGCTGTTTGGCAAAGTGATGGTGTTTATAACCCTACAAATAATCAAACAATTTATGAAGCGCCTTATCTAAGCAGCTTAAAAGTTGGCAACTTGGCAGCTATTTCCACTAACACAGGAAATTTGACTGTTACAGGAACATTCCAAGCCAATACTGCTGCTATTAGCGGCACAACCATGACGGGTTCTGGTGGTGTGCTTTATCCAAGTGGTAATTTTGCTTACGGCAACAGCACAACCAATATTTCATTTAATGGCACACAGATGACATTGAATGGGAACGTGGTTGCGACTAAAAACATCAATGCCAATGCAACCAGTGTTCCGGCTTCAATAGTTGTATCAAATACAAGTACTGTTCTTGTCACTTTGCCTTTTACGATATCGGACCTTGGGATTGGTGAAACTGCTCCTGTTCACTTGCACGTTGGTGTGGTTTTTGGTGGCGTGACAGGGATTTTTGAAATTAAGATTGATGGTACTTTGTATGCCACGGATAATAGTCAATCAGATGCTCGGTCATATGTTGGTGTTGCAGCGAATTTGGGAAATGGATCACATAACGCAACATTAGAAGTAACCAATAGCATTGGCGCTGCTCCAAGGCGATTTTCTTTACTTGCACAGGTAGCAAAACGATGACTTCATTTTTATATGTAACTGCTGATGGTCAAATTATTGGGAATGGCTCTGTTCCAGATTCTGATATAGACAGATTGCAGCCTATTGAAAATACTGTTGTTATCACTGGAAAAATTGGCGACACTGTTGAAGGCTGCTATTACGATTTTTCCAGTGGGGAGGTTGTTTACGATACCAACAAGCCGGGAGAATATTATGTTTTTAATTATTCTCAAAAAGCATGGGTGCTTGATTCGTCTTTGGCAGAAAATGACGTTCGCAAGCAAAGAAACAAGCTTTTGCAAGAATCCGATTGGACAGATACTGCATCAGCGCCTAACCGCCTTGGTCCAGAACTTTACAATCAATGGCAAACATATCGTCAAGCGTTGCGTGATGTAACGAATCAATCAGGTTACCCTCTTGACGTAATTTGGCCTATTCCACCTGCCTGATTTCAGGTATAGTTGAGCAATACATGACAAGACTCGTAGCCCCGTGAGTACATGGGGAGCGTTAAACCTGAGTACAGGGAACTGTTATGCCGATTTTTAGTCGTAACGTCATCACACAGGTGAGTGGGTTTGACTCGCCACTGCTGTCTGGTGAACTCGTTTACAACCAACAAACTTATTGGAATCTTGCGCTTAAAACAACCGCAACACTTCCAAGCACTCCTATCAATTTGACAGTTGCTGACGAACCCGGAGCCAGTGTTGTTGTTGTACCTGCTGCGATTGTCGCTGCTGGACCTTGTGGTCCTGTCGGTCCTGTATTGCCAGTAAGACCTTGCGGAATAGCAAAATCAAAAACAGCAGCAGAACTTGTGCCTACGTTGGTGACAGAGGCAGGTGTTGTTGGGGATACGGTTGTTGTTGTTCCGGCAGCAACCGTTGCAGCATCGCCTTTAAGACCTTGAGGAATGCCGAAATTAAAAACGGCAGCACTAGATGTGCCTGCGTTTGTTACGGTTGCGGATGAGCCGGGGGCCAATGTTGTCGTGGTCCCCGCTGCAATCGTTGCTGCTGCGCCTGTTGGACCTTGTGGTCCTGTCGGTCCCGCAATGCCTCGGTCAAGAATGACGTTTGTGTCTGCTGTAGGTGTGACTTCAAGGACGATGTTATTCCCGTCCTCAACGATGACTTGTATTGGCCCCATGATGATTCCTTAGATGTTAGTGATGCCGTCAGACCGAACGAGGAACATAAGGAAGATAATTAAATCATCCTGTGGCACTCCTCCGACTGAGGGGAAACTAACTTTGACTCGACCACTGAAACAAACAGGGTCAACCAAGTCAATTTGCAATCCCGGATCGCCAGCAATTACAGACCACGCACTGTCATCAAGCACAAGAGAAAAAGTGCCAGCAGCATCCACACGATTAGTGATCGTCAGATTGATTGTGGTTGGTGTTGGTGAGTAATTTCCAATGTCAAAGGACAATCCCGTTCGGGTGTCTTGAAGGTTGGAAACAGTACGCCTAACAATCTGTGCGCTGATCGTTGCGCCTGTCAAATTGATAGGAGTGCTTGGAAGTGTTGCGGTTGTTTTAAGCGCAAGATTCCAATAGGTTTGTTGGTTGTAAACAAGTTCACCAGACAAAAGCGGCGAGTCGAAGCCACTGACTTGTGTGATGACGTTGCGGCTGAAGATCGGCATAACAGTTTCCTGTACTCAGGTTTAACGCTCCCCATGTACTCACGGGGCTACGGGTCTTGTCATGTAGTGGCTTATTTTAACTTCTAGATCGAATCAAATCAATGTAAGGCCACAAATCTTCAGTTGCAAATGAACCGTTTGGGTACTTGGCTTCAAAGTCCGAGAAGTCAGTGATGCTTGGCTTTACAACTTCACCTGTCATTTGATTTGTCAAACCTTGCTCGTTTTGCACAATGATGGTTTCGTATTGTTGAGGAAGGTCAAACACAAACACATCGTTCACAACCTTTCCTAGCCCAACCAAAATTCTCAAATAATTTCCTATGTTGTAGGTATAGGAATTGATTTCTTCATTAAACACTTGTCCATTGATTGTAATTTGTCGCATGATTTTTCCTTATATGTAACCGGGGAAATAAACAACCGCACCGCTGTTTGTTGAAACTTTAATCCATGCCGCCCGATTTACAGGGTCTGCTGGTGCTGTATTGTTGTTTACAAAATATAAATAATTAGCATTTGTTGTACTGCCTGACACATTAACAAAAGCTGATGCTTGTTGTCCGTCTAGTAAGTCGGCATTCAAATTTGTCACCAGCGTTGTATTGTCAATGACCATTGAGCCACCAGCAACCTCCAATGCTACTGTGCCACCACTAGTTGCAAGCGCAAGAACACCAGCCCTTGCGGGTGAAGCGGTGGCAGAACCAACAACACCAGCACCAGATGAACCACTAGAAACTCCAGCAATACCTCGACCAGATGACTGATTGCCAAATGCATAAACTCCAATTGCGGCGGCATCACTTTGATTTATTCTTGCGGCAGTTGATAGCAAGTCGCTGTTGTTGCCTTCAATCTGTACTTTGCCCCTTGCGTAAAACCCGTTGGCGGACATATTGCCATCACCTTTGGCAATGTAGTAGCCAGCAGTTCCCCATGACGAAACAGTTGCCGCTGAAGGGGGAGTTGAGCCGTTCCAGTTGTCAGAGCGAATGTCTTGAAAGATGCTTGCAGCAACTGGCCCGGTCCACGCTGTTGTGTTGGCAGCAACGCCATCAATGCTAGAGGCAGTTGTGTTGTTTCGTCCTTGGATGTACCAAAGAACTTGTCCAACAGCCACAGATGGTGCTGTTGCAACCCATCCAGCAGGTATAGCAGCGCCAGATGTCGGTGTAGTAAATGTTGGTGTAGCGTCAGATTGGTTTTGAACTCTATAAGCATTGATAAAGTTCAATCCATTTAATCCGTTAGAACCTGCTGGCCCCGGTGGTCCAATAGTGGCTGCTGGTGTCCATGTAAATGACGCACTTGTAGGACTTCTGTTAGACCGCGAAATATCATTTCCAACTACATAGGAAAAGTAATATGTTGCAGATGGGTCTGATCCTGTTGGCAACACTTGATTGGTAAACACATAAGATGTTCCCGGTGTTACAGGCTCACCATCAATGCGGCCAGCAGTTGACAGCAAGCGCCAATCGTTTGCCGTAGGAATTGCTGCCGTTGTGTAATACAACTCAGTAAACGTAACTCGACCAACAGCAGGAATTGAGATTTGTACGTTAAAGTTTGGAATTGGACTAGCTGGATTGCTTGCAGTGACTGTTGAGGCAGACAAAGGACTAAAGTAATTTACACTTGGCAAATCACTGTTAGGCACAACAGCGTATTGCGTAATGTTAAAGTCATCGTACACAGCCGCGCTGTACTCTGTCATCTCTAGCTTTGCGCCAAGGCTACCGTCAGGCAACGATGCCTCATTAACCTTGACCACACGGAACAACTTGTTTGTCCAGCCGTAATCAGCATTGGTTACGCTAACAACGTCACCAGCATCCACTTGAATGCCGTAATAGGTGGTGCTAAAGCTGACAATTAAATCTTCACGGGCTTGCTCAAGAATTCGGTTAGCAAGGTACTGTGCTTGAACAGAATCGTTGCACAGGTCATAAGTAACGCTGTACTTGTTTACTGGCTCGTTGGGGTACAGCAGCAATTGTGGTGTTGCAATGTTGACAAAGTTAGGCTGATCCCGTGAACCCTTGTCAGGGAACTTGGCTTCAACTTGGTTGATTGACTGCGTAATGTCTGTTGCACTTACGCGCACCTCGCCAATGATGTTGTCATCATCAAATGCGTATGAAGTTGCATCTGCTTTGTTAATGACAATAGACCACTGACCAAGAGCAGCGTTGTACGCCATCCAAGAGTCAGCGCAAGTCATGATCTTGTCAAGGTTGCTTAACACTGTTTGACCAGCATCAAGCACACCGTTCATGCGGTATCTTGCTTGTGTAGCAGAGCCGCCAGTAGACGGTTCAAATGTAATCGTCTGATCTGAGTATGCGTTTAGCGCAGTTACTGAAGCCGTGTTAACAAAGTTTGGGCTAAACGTGCCATCAGGCAACCAACCAACAGCGCCGCCGTATTGTTTGTTGGTGATGTAGTCATACCAAACATCTCCCGGCTTTGCTGCACCAGTGCTGTTCAAGTAATGCTTGGCATAGAACGTAATTGGAGACAGGTTAGTTGTGCCAGCATCTTGGTTGTATGCAAGGCGAACAATTGCAAACGCCAAGCCGTTCATTTGCCGACCAACAGAAGGCCATCTCAAAGCAGCATCAATATCAGAACCACCCATAAATGATGATGGGAAATTGGTCGTGTTGATTAAAGAAATAACCCCGCTGGCGTTTGATGTGTACAAAGCAATTTGCAACCTTGACGCATCATTTATCTTTGTGTCAATGTTTCCGGCTTCATCAGCCAATGCTTGAACAGTTGGGCCGTAGGCTGTGTAGCCAAGCACAAATGTAGCGCCTGTGCCGCTGCCACCTGTTACTTGTGCAGGGTTGTTTGGCGTTAGCCCATAACCGTAAGAGCCAGCAGTGCTTATAGACACAGCCGTAATTCTGCCGCTGCTAACTTGCGTGACAGTTAGTTGTGTTGCAGTTGTTGGTGTGCCGCCTTGTACTGTTAAGACGTTACCAACTGTGTAACCCGTCCCACCATTTTGAATGTCAACGCTATTAACAGAACCTGATGCGGCAAATGTTGCAAGCCTATCGCCATAGTAGAACTTTTTAAGATCGAACGAGAATTGTCCGTTAGGACTAATGCAAGACACAGCAACAACGTAATACATTGTTTTTTGGTCTGTAGAAAGAACCGCATCCACAAACGTGCCGCCAAGATAAGCGTCACCGTACACAATAGGAATTGCGTTAATGCTGGCAGGTGGTACTTGCTGCCTTGTACCGCTGTCTTGTGAGCCTTGTCCACTTTGCCCAAACACTCGACTAACAATTGACGAAACAGCAAAGTTAATGGCAAACGCTGCTGCTGTCATGCCAGCAGTCATTAAACCTGCACTAGCAAGTCCATAATAGGACATGACAATCATTGATCCGACCATCTTTTACTCCCGTACAAACGATGCGCCAAGTGGCGTGTAACCGCGTTTTGTGTAATCAATCAAAGGGCCATTAGCAGAAATGCTTGTGACAACAAAATCAATGTCGCCAGCTTTAAGCATCGCTTCAGCCCTCTCGTCAAATGCTTTCCATAGCCTACCGCCAATTGTCCCATTTCG